ACATGCTGTTTCCGACCCAGCACCACCACGTTTTCCACGTCGTAGACCGATTCATTCCACAGCACCGTGTCCGTAGCGCGTACCATATCGTCACGATCATAACGAACAGTGCACTGGTAAACCGTTCGCTGCACCAGCTGGCGGCCTTCCGTCACCTCAGCGCCAGAGAGCGGTGCAATACAAGCCCACACCTGCGTATCAGTGCTAGACAGCACCGTTTCGGCACCGTATTCGTCCGTACCAACTTCATCGCGAATGATAGAGATCAATTCGCTCATAGAGCCGATACGCACACGTTGCGTCAAATCGCTATTCCCACTAATCATACCACCTCCACAGTTATGGCCGCCCCGCGACTGCGGTAAGCCTTTAGCAGATTATGGGCACTCCTGGTGCTAGGCGACTTCATCGCCATATCCTCGCGGTTCTCGTACCAAAAACCAATCGTCAGCAACATCGCCTGCTTCACCGCAGGAGGCGTAGGGTCAGGCGTCACACCAGCCCCAACCAACTCCAGCAGACTGTAGTCAGCGTCCAAGTCAGCCGCAGCAGCGCACAAGCCAGTAATCAGCGCGTCCTCGTTATTATGGAGCACACGCAAATGCGCTTTTGCCTCTGCCAGCGTCACAGCCTTAAATTGCGTCTTGGTGGCCATTCGGCTTACTTCGTTTTAGCAGGTTTGGGTTCAGCGTCAGCAGACACCAAAGGCGCATCCACTTTAGCCACTTTCTCAGGCTTCACTTCCAGCGCCTCGGCATCACCTGCCGCGATCATCTCTTCAGCGATCTCTTGTTCCACATCAACCACATCGCCCGGACTAGCCGCCCAGCGGTACTTGTTGTAGAGTGACTTCAGAGCAACTACTTTCATGTCGTATCAGGTCATTTTCGACTAAAGTGGGCTTCAGGTCTCCCATCCGCCCACCCATCGTCGGGATTGAATTGAATGTTGTTAAGCGACGGTTACACCGCAGCGTCAAGAATACCCGCAAAGGCTTCCGCGTTGCCGATTTTCGTGTCCCAAAAAGTATTGGTCACCACACGCACGTTGCCCTTCGTAGCCTGAGTATACTGGTCAACCAACAGGTCTACACCACCCCAGTTACCTACAACCAACTGCGAGAAATCTCCATAGATCAGCGCGTGCTTGTTGCCACCAGGGTTACCATTCGATGGGACCAATGAAGTGGTGTGTACACGCGTACCACCAATCGTGCGATCAGCATTCGCAAGGAAACCGATATTACCACTATCAGGCGTAGCCTGAAGTTTTGCAAGCAAGCCAGGCGTGCAGATAATCGCCTCATTGATCGCATCCACACCAGCAGCCTCCACCAGCGCACGCAGCGCCAACAGTTGAGCCTTCGTAGGGGTCAAGCCACCAGTCACCAGCAAAAAGGCACCCGTAAGCGTAGACGTAATGCCCGATCCAGCACCCTGTGCAGCCGCGCCGTTAGTCAGGCCAGCACGATCGACCGCACGAGCAATGCCGTTGCTAATCAACGTGCGCACCCAGCTCTCCACCGAGTTCGAAGTTTGCTGCATAGCTTGTAGCGAGATGTCAGCGTAGCCAGACAAACGCTTAGGCGACAACATCACCGCGCCAGTCGTACCGACAAGGTCGTTAGCGTCACCATTCTCCGTCTCCCACGCCGTCTCCATAGCGCTAATTTTCGGCAGGCTAACGTTTGCCGTGAGGCCAGTCATGAAAGTAGCACCAGCCGCAGCCAATACCGTGCGAGGCTGCAACACAGGCAGCATATCGCCCACCTCAGTAGCCACCATGCCGGTGCTGGTCGTACCCAGCGTAATGCCAAGCGGGCTAGCGCGCTGCTCCGTCTGCATCATGAAGCTAGGCAGCGACGCACCTTGCACCTCAAGTCCGATACTGCGAGCCTCCTCACGAGCCATCTGCTGCACAACCTCCTCGGCACCAGTAAGACGTTCGCGGTTTGCCGAAGCGCGCAAGTGACGCAACAGCGAGTAGTTTTGTACTGCACGCTGCTCAGGCGTAGTACGGTCAGATTCACGGCCAGAGCGCACCAGCGGAGTCGTAGGCGCAGCAGCGGCCATCTGAGCGGCGCGCTGTTCATGCAATTCAGCAGCGGCAATCTCGCCAGTCAGGCGATTAAAATCCGAGTCGAGTTGCTGATAGCGAGTGTTTTCCTCAGTCGTGAGAGAGCGTTGCTGCGTGCCTTCTGCCTGAATCTGCACAAGCGCGTCGAGCTGCTCAAAAGTTTGTTGGCGCTGTTCGCGCAAGATTTGTGAACGGTTCAATTAGGCCTCCTGGGTTATTTGATGATTAGTTGCTTCCGGCGCAACTCGTGCCGTTTGTTATCTACCACGAGCGCCGCAGGTGCGACCTCGGTTTCAATCTTCTTTGCCCACTGCGCTTCAGCCTCCGCGGCCATACTGCGCATGTACACATCAGTTTCCTCGTATGCTGGAAATGTAACCGGCGCAACATCGTACAGCCGCGCCACCTTCTTAATCGTCCGCTTGTATCGTGTGAATCCATCCGCAGTTGTCTGTTTTTCCCACACAGAATCCTCCTCGTTCAGCGTAAACTGGAAACTGCTCTGGTCTATGTCTCCACGTTCCAAGCTAGCCGCCAAGTCTCTGCCTAATTGAGTATCAGGCAGCGTGCACTCGTACCACAGTCCTTTTTCATCCACACCCAGCTTCAATGTCTTAGACTTCGTGCGCCCAAGAATCATCGAACTGTCATGATTAAACAAACAGCGCACATCGTCCTCTAAGCAACCGTCAAACGCCCCTGCCTCTATCACTTCCACAAAACCCCAGCTAAGCAAGCCACTTTCCAAACCAAACAAGGCCGCATAGCCACGCAGCTTCATCACCTGCTCGGCACCAGCCTCCGCAGATCGCACCACGGTAGGAAGGTGCGTAGTATAACCGCGATATTGCTTCATTACACTCATGCTTTGGCTCCTTCAGTTGGTTCTGGATCAGGTTCAGTAGTAATATCATCATCACTACCAGTATTGTCGCCAGTAGTCATATTCAGAGGGGTCAGATAGTCGTTAAGATTTGGGTCGCGCGCCAAGTTCTGCCAATCACGCACCTCGTTTCTGCGCACTACACCATTCGTTAACATAAAGCGCATGATCTCGCTTTGCGTCTTCATATCACCGCGCAGCAAATTCCCAAAATCATGCTCGAAATACAGCATCTCGCTGTTAAAATCACGCTGGCTCAGCAAAACCAAATCAAATTGCGCCTCAGCCTGCTCGGCCATAGGTACCAGGGCAGTTTGACAAAATGCTCGGTTCATTTGTTCCATATTAGAGAACGTAGTGCCCGAATTTTCACCCAGCAAATACAACGGCACCCCATACAGCCTAGCGATATCAGACACAGAGTAACGGCGCATCTCCACCACTCCCGAGTCCTTCATATTATCGTTCAGCTTGTTGTACTTCGCACCCTCTTCCAATACCAGCACACTACCCGTACTCGTCTGCTGTTCGCTGATCGAGGTGCGAATATTGGTCATACCAGTATCGCCCAGCTGCAAAGGATGTTCAACCACACCGCTAAAGCTGGCACCATTCGTAAAATACTGATTAGCATACGTCTGCGCCGCCTGAGCCAGGCCAAAGGTGCCAGCATGAGCGCTGATAATATCTACACCCGTGCTATCTAAGTTTAGCGCCTTAATATGTATCACATCGCTCGATGGCAGCACGATTCGTTCCATCAGCTGGCCGCTCGGTGTCACCGGAGTAATGATGTAATAAAGCTGGCCATCATAATCACCTATCGCCACATTGGCCGTAGGCACTACATGTGCCTCGATAGGACGTGCTGCACCATCGCGCTTAATATAGGCAATGCCATTGCCAAATAAATAGGCCGAAGCGAACAATGCCCGCCTAAAATCAAAACCCGATTGGTAATTATTAGGCCTGCGCATCATCCTGTAAGCGAAATGATTGCGGTAAGGCTGAAAATATCCCTCAGACTGTTCTTTCTTCAGATTCAAGGGTAAGCTGGCCATCTGATCAGCCAGAATACGCACACAAGCATACACCGCCGAAATGGCCAGCACACTGTTAGTACCCTTCGGAGTCGTAATAGATGCACGAATGCCACCATTCGAGCCGACTTGCCGCCCAAACGAAATAGGCAAACGAGGAGGAACCCCACCACTCCGCTGCTCTCCAACAGGTTTTGGAGAGACGTTAGCAGCAGGGTTATCCCGCTTAGTCAACGATAAATCGTAGCCTAAAATTTTCATCGCTGCAAAGTTGATACTATGTCAACCGCTCACAGCGAAACAATTTGTCTTTTTCTTTTTAGTTTACGCAGAGGCAAATTACGCCATCAAAATGCGCCTGCGCATATTCTTGCGCCGCCTCCTTCGATTTGAAGTTCAAGAACTCCAATCTTTCCCCCCTCACCGTGTACCAGCGCCAATGCAGCTGCCACTTTTTATGCATGTCTTTTTGCGAAACTGGCCTACTCACCGAGTAAGTATAACCGATAGGCGTTTTCGCCTCAAATTCAAAGGGATGGCCCTCCTTCCACACCAGAGGTTTTGCCTTCATTGTACTGTTTTTTGGGTATCGCAAAGGTAAACCACACATTCAAAACAAAAACAACTTTTTTTATTTTTATTCGGGCGCCCAATCCTCGCCCTCCAGGCTCTTGGCAAGCAAGCCGGTACCTGCTGGTGGTGTCGTGTGGGCGCGCTCATTCGCTTCGCTTCGCTCGCTCACTCGCGCCCCCACACGCCACCACCAGCAAATACTGCCCTTCGTACCTCGGGCACCTTCCGGTCTCGGGGCGCAGGCCCACACAACAAAAAGCCCCACGCCAACGGCGCAGGGCAGGTACAGGTTATTCGGGACTGCTAACCCCGCTTTTGCGGGGATTCGGAAACGCAAATGTAACCTATTTCTCCAAATCAGCAAACAAACCAATTTGCCCATCATCAGGGTAATGCGTTCTAATTTCGTAAACGCCTGGCTTAACCCTAATGAGTTTGCCCCGCTTCACCAGCTTGCTCAGAGATTCACCCACATACTTCACTGCATTTGCATAGTAGTAGCGTTTCAGCGCCTCCGTTGCCGCCGTCAGCGTCACCACCCCACCGTTGGCCATCGCCAGCCTCATTATCACAGATTCATTCCTCGTCATCGTTGTTAGTTTATGAGTTTCGGTTCGTTGCTCATCGCTTCGCCGTTCTTTGCTTCCATCATGTACTCGTGATTATTTTTGATAACATCAAAAATTCTTTTAACGATATCAAGATGAAGGGCAAGCTGGTTCCAGTCGTAAGCATAGGCTTCGATTTCATCATCAATCACGTTTTGCCCTATTGCTCCAATTTCTTGGCACATTTTAGACAAGTACTTTTGCTCTTCCTGATCAAGTTTTCTGGTTGCCATATATTAGCTGAAGTTGTGCCCCGCTTGCGCGGGGCGTGGTGGTTAAAAAGTTGATAAATCCTTG